TCACCGCAGGGATATCGAACGGGTCAGCGTCATCGGCCCAGGCCGTTAGCTGGAAGCCGTTCGGAAAAGTCTTGCTGGCTCGCAGGGTCGCTACAAAGCCGGAGGCGCTTACGTTGTGCATCATTTTTGCGATCCCCTTAGATCAGGTTATGCGAGCCTTCGATTTTGCGAACGACATCGTTCTTGGCGTAGGCCAGAGTGTAGACGGCTACGTATTTGGTGGTGCCAGACTCGACTCGCGGGACGATTGCAACGCCCAGCCAGTAGCCTTGGGATTGCACGTCACGCCATGCACTAACGTCGCCGCTGATATCGGTGACGGCGATCTGCTGGTCGGTAGTCAGCGTCTTGCCTGGACTGATAACGCCGTTGGCAATGGCAGCTGTGATGCGACTGATCAGCGTAGCGCGCACGCGACCAGAGCCTGCGTTGTTGGCAGACAGGCCGCCAATCGACAGCTGCAGGTTCAGAAGCGAGGACTGCATGTCCGACTTCAACCACTGCTCGTTGGCATGCACGTTCATTTCGGTGGCGGCAGTGGCGCCGCCCATGAGCAGGCCGTCCTGAAAGAACGAGAACAGCTGGCCGCCCGTCTGAGTCACGCCATAATAGTTAGCGCGAATTGCGCTCAGCGTGGCCGCTTCAGCGGTGTCGCCGATGTCAGCCGTGAAAGGTCCTTGGCGGTACATGAAGTTGACGTTGACGTTGCGGCCAGAAGTGTAATCAATCGCCGCCATGATAGCGGCTGGCAGAGCCTCTTTGTACTCGCCAGCCGTACGGTTGATGATCATTGCGCAGGAGGCGATATTGACCAGCGCCGCATACCAGGTCTGCTCGGAACCGGTCGGAGGCGTAAAGTAGAACTGGAACTTGATGTTCTGCGCGGCGTTCCAGGTAGCAATCGCGACGACGTCATCCAGGGTCAGCGTGCTGCCGAACGAGAACGAACCGAAATTGTCGGTGGCCGATGCTACGACCTGAGTAGCCGCAAGAGGCGTTTGCAATGCGGAGCCTGGGGAGTCAATCGAATCGGCTTGAGTCAGACCCAAGGCATCAGCAGTGGTGCCGTTGGCCGCACCGATAGCTGCAGGCTCGGCGACGGCACCGGTAATAATGAAGCGGGATGCCAGGGAGTCGTACGTTACGGTAGACGTTGCCCACTGGGTATTGACGCTGGCCGCGCGAATGGCGGTCTGCAGCGTGGTAGCGACATCTGAAAAGCTTGTGGCGGCTGCAAAGTTCAGCGGGCTCACGGCTTGCGTGACAGCGCCAATGGTAAGGGTCAGCGAACCGGCAGTAATTAGCTTCAGCGCTGCAAGGTTGGCGGTGCGAGGCGAACCATAGATGCGCGGAGGTCGAGCAGTCGCGGCAAAGGCGCCGAAGCTGATGAGCTTGGCCTTGGAGGCGGGCGCCGGACTCACGTATGCACCGTACTGCGCAGCAAATGCAGCCTCGGGAGTTCCGGCGCCAAAGAAGGTCACCGCATCATCGGGAGCCATGGTGACGACGGCATCAACAGGGACGCGAGGATCGGTGGTGAATCGCAGGCCGATCAGCTGGCGAACAGCGACAGTGTTTGCCCCCGCCACGCCCGACGTGATATCGACGTATTTATTGATATTGATTGGCATGGTTCACACTCGCAGTATGTTGAGTTCGGCGCCTTCCAGGGCTGGCCCGGTAAGGATTATGCGGCTCTGGTGAGCAACTGTAAAATCAAACGATGGAACGTCTTCAAACTGGTCCTGATCGTTCTGAATCTGCATTGGCCTGATGGCAGTATTATCGCAGAGTCCAGCGCCTTGCGCTTGAAGTGACGCAATGAATACCGAGGACCTGATTACCTGCATAGCGGCCAGCGCAAGATCGCCAGGCGTTGGCGCGGATGTATCGGTCGGGCTGACTGGAGCTGTAGCCATTATCTGAAACGTAGTCAGGATATTCTGCACTTCTGTCACATCGACGTTGTCGGTCAAGATGTTGTATTGCTCGACATGCCACGGCCTGCCGAATCCAGTTGGCCCGGACAACTGCCAGTAATACAGAGTCGGCAACTGCTCGCGGCCCTGAGTGGTCGACTGGTAGCTTTGCTTGACCTTTACGGACGGATAGCCAGCACTGACCAGGCCAGCAATAAGCTGGGCTCGCATCAGCGCCTTAAGTTCGTTCTCTTTCATGCCGGACCCACGTCAACAAACATCAGCCACTTCCAGCCATCCTGCGCCATCCAGTTGGTTTCACCGGCTACCTGATGCTTTCTGCCCATGAAGACAATGTAATCCGGGGAGTTGTCGCGCTTCAGACTTTCGACGGGATTCGAGGTAGCCAAGTTGTGGTAGGACTTCTGAATGTCCAGGCCCAGTTGCTGAACAGTTCGTGCATCGACAGGCTGAAAGCTGCCAAGGATCGGCGTTCCCGCATCGAAGGATGGAATATCTTGGCCTAGTTCGTTCTCGTTATTGCCGAGGAATTTGAACCAAGTGATCTGCTGGGGCTGGATAGCGCCAAGTGCGATGTTGAGCAGGTTGATTCCGGGGATCATGACAGCAACCTATAGATCAGGGCGCCAATCATAATGATTAGCCCAGCTTGGAATATTGGGGAGATAAACCCAAACGACGGATCATCATTGATCTTGCGCATCGGTGGCGGCGCAGGTGGCAACATTTTCGCTTTGCCCGTAGTGAAAGATATTTCCCCTTGAGGACGAGGAGGCGGCTCACGATTACCCCTCATTTATCCACCACTGCCGAGGTTACTGCCTGGATCATCTGTCCGGTATCAACCAATGGCTTGACGCTGGCAGACTTCTTACCCTTGAGGCGCCGCTGTCTGGCGGCGATAGTAGCGCTGGCAAGTGGCGGCGCAGTCACGGCCTTGATCGCCTTGCGCACATCACCAGCCGCAACCATACCGACCCGCTCAAGCGCATCGGCAATCGATATGCCGCCACCTAATGCAGCCTTGAGCCCGGCTGCAATTCCCTTCTCCCACTTCCCGGCATTCTGCTCCTGCGCTGGACGCATGAAAGGGCGCGGAGGAATCGGGCCAGAGCCAAATTCCTGGATCGCGGCAATATAGGCATACGGCGTGCCGTCTGGATACTTTGCGCCCTCGAAGAAGCCGACCTTGATTTGCTTTCTGGTCAGCTCATCCAAGGCCTTTTGGAATTTCTCGATGTTGCCGGTGCGCTTGACCTGCATCAAAACCTCCGAGGACGAGGAAACCCGCCACCAACAACCCTGAAGCCTGCGCGCTCGCCGCGACCACCAACATACATGCCGCCAGCCTGGCAGCGATTCATGAGCGCGGCGAACTGCTGGCCAAATGGCGTGCCGTTCAACCAGTAAGCCCACGATGTTGTTGCCGGAGGCATAGCGAAAGATACGGAAACCTTGTCAATCGAGGCTCCGGATAGCTGCCCTATGGCGCCATTACCGGCAGCCGCATTGGCCGCCAGTTGCAGCATGTGAGCAACCATCAGGATCCACATCTGCTCGCTACATGAGCATCCTCGCTCAGAGGTAAAGCAGAGAGCCATTTGAGCTGTCGCCAACACCACTTCGTCGCTGACGGCAGCGAACTGCGGATACAGCGTGCGGAATAGTGCTAGCGGGAACTCAGGCATGACTTACTTCTTCTGCTTGTGCTTGATGTCGGTGCCTTCGACGGATTCGATGGTGTCATCTTTCAGCACCAGGGTTTCCGGGGTTTCGGGCGCAGAGTTGTCGCGGCCAGTCATGTCGGAGGCTACCAGGTCGGGATCTTCCTTGTACTTCTCGACAGTGATGAAGCCGTTTTCCTTGTGCAGCTGGAAAACCGGGAAGCTGTCGCACTCTTCCAGCTGGGCCGAGGTGATGCGAGTCATCACGCCCAGGGGAGTGATGAGGTTCTTGTTGGCCACGTTAGCCTTGCCGCTGATCAGCACTTCGCCATAACGGTTATCGTTGCTCAGCGTCGAATATACGTAGTAATCGGTGTTGGACATGATGGTCTCCAGTCGAGGCAGCGGTAAGCCAATACTAGCACGGCTTACCGCTGTTTATCAGATGCCGGTCAGGCGAGAAAAGGCCCATGGGCGCAGAACGAAGATGCCACCGAGCGCGTTGACCGCGTCTTCGATATAGCCCTTCACGCGCTGTTCGCTGCCGAGTACTCGGTATTTCTCCGGAACCAGCTGGACCAGGGTGCGGCTGTCCGCATCATCGAAACCGGAGAGCGTTTCGACGTAGAAGTAGGCCACGTTTGCGCCGCCGTTTGCACCCTGGAACTCAGGAACGAACTCGAAACGAACGTTCGGGTAGTTGTCCTTGATCCAGGTACCAACGGTCTGTCCGATAGCCGAAACGCTGTCGCGAACCTGGAGGACGCCGATGTAGTCCAGCAGGAAGGCGACGACCATCGAGGCGTCAGGGCCGAT